GCCGTCGCCACGTGGCAGGCGCAAACGCTCGCTGCCATTACCGCCTGGGAGAACGCACTCCAGGCGACCGCGCTCGCCATGTTGGGTACGACGGCGATTCTGGCCGGCAACGGCAGTGGTGGATTTGCTTCTGTAGCCATCGGCGCCGGGCTCAGTTACGCGAACGGCACGCTCAATACCGCCGCAATTCCCGCGCTGAATTCTGCGGCCCTGCTGGCGGGTGATGGTAAGGGCGGATTCACGTCGGCGACCGTGGGAAGCGGGCTCAGCTATTCGAATGGCACACTGAGTGCGCCCACGCTCGCGTGGAGCGCGAAGAGCGCTTCGTTTGCCGCAGCGTTTCAGAACGGTTATTACGTGATCGCGGCGGGAGTCGTAGCAACACTGCCGGTCGGAACCGCAGATGGACAGCAGGTGCTCTTCATTAATGGGCTCAGCGGCGCCAGCACGTTCACCATCGTTCCATCGTCTGGGCAAAAGGTGATGGGCGATTCAAACGGGCTGACGGTGGATATCACCTACGGTGGGTTCGCATTGATCTACTTTGCGGCGACGAGCGATTGGAGAGTCTTCTAACATGAAACGCTTTATCTTCTGCCTGCTCTTGGTGAGCGCGTTTGCTTACGGGCAAACCTCACTGTCAACACTCCTCAGGAGTAAAACAGTCACCAAACAGCAGATCTTTCTGACATCCGGGACTTTCACGCCATCGGCCAACCTGGTCGCTTTGGGCGGCTGGGTTACGGTTGAAGCCGTCGGCGGCGGCGGTGGTGGTGGCGTTGGAAACCCAAGCGGTTACCCGGGCGGTGGGGGCAGCGCCGGGCAGGTAGTCGTAAAGATGGTCCAAGCGACCGTTGCAACGACCGTGACGATTGGCGCGGGCGGCGCGGCTGCGAGCGCGGGCGGAACTACCACTTTCGGCGCATTGGTATCCGCATCGGGTGGGGCTGCTGGCTTTTCAAACGATGGCGCCTCGGCGACCAATTCTGGCGGTGCCGGCGCAAATGGCGCAGGATTCACTCCGTCTGGAACACACGGCGGAGGTGGTGGACAATGTCGCGATGGTTTCGCGGGAGGTGGTGGCGGCGGATCAAATACGAATGGCGCTGTTAACGCGGGACAAGGTGCGTGCGGTGGCGGCAATGGCGGCGCGAATATGACGCAAGCTACCGCTGCGAGTGCAAACACCGGAAGCGGCGGTGGCGGCGGCGCTACGAATGGCGGCGTAACGGGCGGTGCGGGCGGTTCTGGAATCCTGATTGTGACGTGGCAGGAGTAGAGAGGACATCATGAAGCTCATCAATACAGCGTTGCTTTTTCTTCTTGTCGCGTTCTGCGCCATGGCCGCATCCGAAACCGTTTATGCCGTCATAGAGGATGGCGTAGTGACCAACACGGTTGTTGCAGATCAGGCCTTCATCGATCAGCACTATCCCGGCTCGCCTCGCATCGACAATGTCACGCCGCAGCCTGGCATCGGCTGGGGCTTCGATGGCGCGACCTGGACAGCCCCGCAGGCGTTTGCAGTTGTGACGTCTGGCGTCGTCACCCAGGTTGTGACGGGCCTGCCGTCCAAGATCAGCGTGCAGTATCCCGGCGCGGTCCGCATCGACAACCTGAGCACGATGCCAGGTGTCGGCTGGACCTACGACGGATCCACATTCGCTCCGCCCTCGAAGTAACACGCGCGCTTTCCGCGCTTTTCTATCCTCAACCCGTTATCTTCCGGCCGGCCCGAACCGGCGTAAAACACTCACAAGGAGAAAACCACTTATGCCAGGAAACCAGTTCCTGCACGGCGCCGAAGTTCTGCAAATCGACACCGGTTCGCGGCCGATCACTACCCCGTCCTCGGCTGTTATTGGCCTGATCGGCTCCGCACCGTTCGGGCCGCTCAACACTCCGACGCTAATCAGCGGGAGTCAGCAGTTCGCCACCCAGACCTTCGGCCCGGCTGGCTACGGCTTCACGATCCCCGACGCGCTGGCTGCGATCTTCGCGCAGTGCGGCGCCCAGGTGGTCGTCGTCAACGTGGCAGACCCGAGCGATAACACGCTGCAAACCAACGTTGCTGCCGCTCCACAGACGTTCAGCGCGCTGGGCCAGATCCAGCTCCCGCATGTCGCGGTGTCTGCTCTCGCGCTCACCGGCCCGTTGATCGCGCCCATGACGTTCCCGGGTACTGCCCTGCCATTGCCTGTGGGCGCCAGCGCGCCGGTCGTGAAGTCCGCCGACGGCACGAAGACCTACGCTCTGACGACCGACTACACGTTTGCCGGCGGTACGATCACGCAGGTTGGCGGTGGCAGCATGCTTGCGAACCAGGCGGTGCTGGTGACTTACACCATCGCTGGCATCACTGCCGGTACCGACTACACGGTCGCGGCGCAGACCGGACTGATCACGCTCATCAGCGGCGGAAAGATCGCAGCCAATGCCACACTTAACCTGGCATACAGTTACCTCGACCCGACCAAGGTGACGCAGGCTGCGGCGGCCGGCGGCACGAACGCCACCACGGGCGCATACACTGGCGCGCAGGCGTTGCTCGCCGCGGCCAGCGTGGCCGGCGTCACCCCGCGCATTCTCTGCGCGCCGGGTTTTACCGGCATCAAGACGGGCACTACGGCCAACGCGGTCATCGCCACGCTGTCTGCCGTCGCTGACAAGCTGCGCGCCATCGTCGTGGCCGACGGGCCCAGCGCCGCCAACGGTCCACTCACCACCGACGCTTCGGCGATCAGCTTCCGCAACGACTGGGGCTCGAAGCGCATCTTCCTGGTCGATCCGGGCGTGATTCGCTTGAACCCGGTCACGGACGTCAACGATACGCAGGCTGCCTCGGGCTACGTGGCCGGCGTGATCGCGAACCAGGATGCCACCAACGGCTTCTGGTTCTCGCCCTCGAATCAAGTGCTCAACGGCGTTCTGGGCACCAATCGCCCGGTGGACTTCGCCATGGGCGATTACTCCAGCCGCGCGAATCTCCTCAACCAGAACGACATCGCAACGGTCATCTACCAGCAGGGCTACCGGCTGTGGGGCAACCGCACATGCTCGGCCGACCCGCAGTGGACGTTCCTGTCGGTCGTCCGCACCGCCGACATGATCAACGACGCGATCCTCCAGAGCTTCCTCTGGGCCGTGGACCGCAACATCACCAAGACCTTCCTCACGGACGTCGTCGATAGCGTCAACTCCTACCTGCGCAGCCTGCAGGCCGAAGGCGCCATCATTGACGGCAAAGCCTGGGCCGATCCCGAGCTAAACACCCCGGCGACGATCGCCTCGGGCCAGATTTACATCGACTTCGATTTCGCTCCGCCCTATCCGGCTGAGCACATCACCTTCCGCTCGATGATCAATGACAACTACCTCACGGAGGTGATCGCGTAATGCCTTATCCGCAACGTCTGCAGAACTTCGCCGTCTTTGCAGACGGCAAAGGCTATGTGGGCCTGGCGCCCGAACTCAACCTGCCGAAGGTGTCTTCGAAGACGGAGGAGTACCGCGCCGGCGGGATGGACACGCCGGTCGAAGTGATCACCGGCACGGAGAAGCTCGAGTGCTCCTTCACGCTGGCCGAATACAACGCCGCCGTGATGGCGCTGTGGGGCATCACCACGAGCGCGGAGACGCAGTTCAGCTTCCGCGGCGCCATGCAGCGCCAAGGCGAGGACGCGCAAGCGATCGTCGCTACGGTCGGCGGCCGGATCAAAGAGCTCGATCCAGGCACGTGGAAGGCTGGCGACCAGGCCACGCTCAAGTCGTCCATCGCCGTGACTTATTACAAGCTCAACGTCAACGGCACGGACGTGATCGAGATCGACGTCGTCAACATGAAGCGCATCATCAACGGCGTCGACCAGCTCGCCAGCCAGCGCGCGGCGCTGGGCATCTAACGACTTCTGCAGCCATAGCAGACCCGGCCGGACGGGATGTCCGGAGCTAATCACTCGGTGTTCTTGGAGATGGGGCGGTCTTGCGAGCCGCCCCGCTTTTTTAGCAGGATTCCATGCAGCAAACTGAAACCACAATCAAACTTGAATTCCCCATTACTTCCGGCGCGCAGCTGATCCAGGAGATCACGTTGCGCCGTCCGAAGGTAAAAGACACCCTCGCCGCCCAGAAAGTGGCCGGCAGCACGGCGGAGCAAGAGGTCCGGCTGGTGGCGAACCTCGCGAGTCTCACACCGGCTGAAATCGAAGAACTCGATGCCGCCGATTATGCGCGCGTGCAGGCGGTACTTGAGCGTTTTTTCTCCCCGGCGCCGCGGAACTCCGCCAGAGCGTAGTCTTCCTTGCAAACGTAACAGGCTGGTCTCTGTCTGAACTTCTCGATCTGTCGATCGAGGACTTCCGCGACTG